GCCTGACCTTAGTGGTGATGGTGAAGTTACACAAAAAGATGTGTTAATAGGACGCGGTGTAATTAAGAAAAAAGCTGGTGGTAAAATTAAAGCTAAAAAAATGAATAAATGTAGAATGGATGGCATAGCTATTCGTGGTAAAACTAGAGCTAAACAAAGGAGTAAATAAAATGGCTGGAGATAAGAAAAAAAGTAAGTATTTAACCCCTGAACATGAGGCGCCAACGGCTGAAGAAGTAGCTTTTCCAATGGATAGACTTTTTAAAACAAATCCAAATACAGCTAGAGGTATAACTAAAGATTATAACTCTGCCGTAAAGAAGGGATTTGATGGGACTGTAGATGACTATTATAATATGTCTCACAGAGGAGGAACTAAAAAGTATAATCCAGATAAAAAAGAAAATTTTTCTACGGGTAGACAGTTAAAAGCAAATAAACAAAAGAAAATAGTAAAAAAAGCATCAGGTGGAGTTATATTAGACAGAAATTATCTTAAAGGTAGATAATGAGCAACAAGTACACCACTAATAAGAATGCAATAGCTGACTGTGATGTATGTGGATTTCAGTTTAAGCTTAAAAAATTAAAGGACTTGTATGTAAGGAAAACTAACACTCATATAAAAGCGTGTCCAGAGTGTTGGAATCCAGACCAACCACAGAATATGCAGGGTATGTATCCGGTTGAAGACCCACAAGCTGTAAGGGACCCAAGACCAGATAAAAGTTTTACACCAGATGGACCGTTTAGTAGTAGAGATATACAATGGGGGTGGAACCCAGTTGGGTCAGGTAATTTGTTAGCAATACCTGATATACCTGATAATTTAAAAGGTACCGGCGGTTTAGGTACTGTTACAGTAACGATAACTTAGGAGAAAGATATGGCTAAAGAAAATCAAACAAGAAAACCTAAAATGGTAGACGGGTTTGCTCAACCACAAGATGTACCTGTACCGAACTTTGCTGGGTATCCAGAAAAAGATATTAAGACAACAGGTGTAGAAACTCGTGGTAATGGTGCAGCTACTAAAGGCACTAAAGCTCGTGGACCAATGGCATAAGGATAAGCAATGACTTATACAGAATTAGTAGCAGCCGTGCAAAGTTATACTGAGAATCAGTATTCGACAACAGATATAAATTTATTTATTCAAAACGCTGAGCAAAGAATATATAACACGACACAGCTACCTGACTTACGAAAAAATGTAACAGGTAAAATGACTACAGGTAATAAGTATATGGGGCTTCCTACAGATTGGTTGTCATCTTTTAGTATGGCTGTAATTGACCCGGTAACTAATGCATATACCTATCTATTAAATAAAGACGTAAATTTTATTAGAGAGTCTTTTCCTGATACAGATACGCCTTTTTTTGGAAAACCAGAGTATTACTCTATTTTTGATGATACTGCAATGTTACTAGGACCAACACCGGATGCTGATTATGATACAGAATTACATTATTACTACTATCCTGAAACTATTGTTACTGCTGGGTCTACTTGGTTGGGTAGTAACTTTGATAGTGCTCTTTTGTATGGGACTCTTTTGGAAGCAGCTGCATTTATGTTGTCAGAGCCTGATACGGTAGCTAACTATACAGCACGCTATCAAGAAGCAATGGGATTATTAACAGGATTAGGTGAAGGTAAAAATAGAAGAGATGCCTATAGAAGCGGTCAAGCAAGAATACCGGTTCCTGGGAGAGGCAGAAGAATAGGTTAATTTTAACTACGAAAGGGGTATAATGGAACAATTAAACTTAGGTGATTTAAATTTTGAGGTACATACAACATCTCACAGAGGGCATACACCAGAAGAAATAGCTGAGTTTGCGTTAGATAAAATTATGTATGTCAGCAAAGATGCAAATCCTTTAATAAAGGAACAAGCGGAAGCTTTTAAAGGGCATATTAGACACGTTCTAGTACACCATTTAAAAATAGCGGTGAAGTCAGACCGCACAACACTAGCGAATAAACTGCGTGAAGCGGGGCATTCAGAATTAATTAAATCAATTTTAGATTTGTAGGAGAAAAACATGGCAATTTCACAAGCAATGTGTACGTCATTTAAAGTTGAATTGCTTAGCGGCGGTCATAACTTTAATACAGCAAACGTAGCACGTACTGTAAACACACAAGACTCGTTTAAGATAGCGTTATATACATCGTCAGCTTCTCTGGGTGCGGCAACAACAGCTTACACAGCATCAGGCGAAACATCAGGAACAGGATACTCTGCAACTGGACAAGCGTTAACTATTTCAGCTGTCCCACAAGCAGACGGTACAACAGCGATTCTTAACTTTTCAACTGAAACTTGGACTACAGCGAGTATTACAGCTCGAGGTGCATTAATTTATAATGATACTATGTCTGACACAGCTGTTGCAGTATTAGACTTTGGTGGAGATAAAACATCAACCGCGGGAGATTTCTCAGTAGTATTCCCAACATTTGATGCTACAAACGCAATTATACGTATAGCGTAATAGAGGTTTATTATGGCTGACGCAATTATTCACCTAGGTGGGTATGGCTCGGGAGCTTGGGATACTGATACTTGGGGTGAAACAGTAACTAATTTTACTGGCACCACAGGTTTAGGCAGTGTTACAACGTCAGCTAATGCTACCGCAAGTGTAACAGGACTAGCTGGTACGACAGCCTTAGGGGATGTCAGCTTTGCTATTATTGTTAACATGGCCGTTACAGGAGTGGTAGGCACAACTGGGTTAGGTACAACAACAGAAATTATTGCGGGTGGTGGAGCGTCACCAACGGGAGTAAGTGCAACAGGAAGCGTAGGTACTTCAACTGCGTCAGGCAAATCATCAACTACAGTAAGTGGTGTGGGTGGTACAACTGGACTTGGGTATGTAACATACGTAGAAACTTGGACTGGCTGGGGTTCTGGACCGTGGGGTCGAGGAACTTGGGGTAAACCGGTTATATTAGCAGTAGTAACGGGTGTAAGTGCAACAGGAGCTTTAGGAACTGCTACTGTAGATGCAGAATCATCACACACAGTTACGGGAGTTGTAGGAACAACTGGATTAGGAGCCGTATCTACTGTTTCAGATTCTGTAGTAGAAGCTGTTTTAGGAGACTTTGGTACAACCGCTCTTGGCACAGTTACTGTAGGAGCCAAAGCAACAGCGTCCGTAACAGGAGTGAGTGCGACAGCTACACCAGGCACTACTACTACTATTACGGAGAATAGAGTTCTGCCTGCAGGAGTAGCAGGAACAAGTGCAGCTGGCACGGCTAGCGTAAGTGGTAAAGCAACTGTAGATGTGACGGGGGTTAGTGGAACTTGTGAAACTAACGATTTTACTTTGGTATGGGGATTGATAGACACAGCTCAAGACCCTAAATGGACGAGGATAGTAGCATGATAGTTGAAGCACAAACATTAAAAGATGGTACAATAGTAAATAAATATGAAACGCATCTAGAATGTTCTAATTGTGGAATGAAAGTAGATGCAGAAGAATACGAATCAGGAATCTGCTCTGATTGTGGTGCCGCATGGAATCCTAAGCAACACACAAAAGTCCATGTCACAAGTGTACCTGCAAGCGGCCAAACAAGTTAATAGGAGAAAGACATGGCAAGTACATATTCAGACTTAAAAATTGAACTCATAACAACTGGTGAACAATCAGGAACTTGGGGCACTACAACAAATACCAATTTAGGTACAGCCCTAGAAGAAGCTATTACAGGCTCTGCAGATGTTACATTTTCTAGTGGTAATGTAACGCTTACTTTAACAAATTCAAACGCAACTCAAGTAGGTAGAAACCTAAGACTTAATTTAGGAGGAACTACAGGTGGTGCTAGAGATTTAGTTTTACCAGCTATTCAAAAGTTATATTTAATTAATAACGGTACAGCTGACATTATTACCTGTAAAAACGCATCGGGCACAACCGTTGCAGTTCCAGCAGCTACATCCACATTTATTTATAATACTGGTACTAACGTAGTAGATGCGACTAGCTATTTATCTACACTATCTTTAGGTTCAGCTTTGGCTGTTACTTCTGGTGGTACAGGTGCTACAACTGCTGGCGCAGCACGTACAGCTTTAGGAACAGCAAAGTCTGGAGCAAACTCTGACATTACCTCTCTTACTGGGTTAACTACAGCGTTAACCGTAGCTCAAGGTGGTACAGGAGCAGCGACTCACACAGCGAATGCAGTATTAATCGGGGAAGGCACAGGAGCTATAACATCAGTGTCTCCAGGCACAACAGGAAATGTTTTAACATCCAATGGTACGGACTGGACTTCTGCTGCGTCAGCGGGTTTTGATTCAGGTACACGAATGATATTTGCTCAAAACGCAGCTCCAACTGGATGGACAAAAGACACAACAAATTACAATCAACATGCAATGAGAATTGTAACTGGAACAGGAGGAGGCACTGCAGGTACAGTAGATTTTACCTCGGCTTTTACCTCACAGGCAGTAGCAGGTTCAGTAGCGGTTACAGGAATTTCTGGTAGTACAAGTGCTACAACGTTGAGCACAGCGCAGATACCGAGCCACACTCACACTTACGATAAAACTAATTTTGCTGGTGCTTTTGGTGGAGCTAAATTTGGTTCTCCAGCCGGTGTGAGTACATCAAGCGCTACTTCAGGGTCTACAGGTGGAGGCGGTTCTCACGACCACTCATTCTCATTTAGTTCTGGTACTGCAACATTTACTGGAACTGCAATTGATTTAGCTGTAAAATACTTAGACGTTATAACAGCAACTG